AGTATTTTATGTAATAAAGGAGATAAAGTAGACTATCCAGTTCCAGGATTCCCAACTTATAAAGCAGTTAGCAAATACTTGGGGCTTAAAAGATCTAAAAATGCTAAGATTAAAATAAGATGTGATTACAATAACCCTGATGGAATGGTTCAAGACTGGGAGTTTGGAAAAGAGTTTTTCACAATACTTGACTTGGCTTATATTAATTTGAACTATGTTGGAGCAAGAAAGCTAGTAATTAATTTAGATATTAGTGCAGGAGTTTTCTCTTTTTCAAAAGATTCCAACATGCCAGGATATAGAATGGGATATGTTATTTCAAATAAAGAAGTTATCGATAAACTAGGACTTTTAATTGAAACTACTTACTCTTGTATGCCAGAGTTTTCACAAAGAGCAGCTTTAGCAGCGTTAAAACTAGAGCCAAATAAAATGAGGTTATTTAAGAAAAGAAATCTTATGCACAAGATAGTTTCTAAAAAATATGAATGTGAACTACCAAAAGGAGGATATTATCTCTGGTGTAAATGTAAGGATGGAGATAAAGAGTTCGAAAGATTATTAAAGAAGGGAATCGTGGTATGTCCAGGAAGTATATTTGGAAAGAAAGATCATATAAGGTTTTGTTTTGCAAGACCAACTAAAGATATTAAAAAACTAGGAAACTTATTATGAAAATCTTATTAGTATTCACAAAAGAGAATGAATTGCTTTTTCAAGCTTTACAGAGTTTGAAAGATACTTGTCCAAAAGAAATGGAAATAAAAATAATTAAGGCAGATAAAACTAAGACTAAAACTGCTGAAGAAGTTTATGAAGAATATTTTAATTCTGAAGAATTTACTGAAGATACTTTAATTTGGCATCCTGACATGATTGCAATAAAAGGTTGGTATGAAAACTTCCAATGTTACAAAGACATGTTTGATGTTGTTGGTTTAAAGTTACTTTATCCTAACGGAATGATTCAACATTATGGCGGAGCAATAACAAAAGACGGAGTAGGCATACATCCTCATCAACATTGTTTAAACATAGGACTAAATACTCCTCAAGAGACAGCTTATGTTACTGGTCCTGGAATGTTTGTTAAAAAGAAAGTCTGGGAAAAACTAAAAGAATATGATAAGAGATTTACTTATTACATAGACGTTGATTTTTGCTTTAGAGCAAGAGATGAAGGATTTACTATTGGAGTTGTTCCAGTTGAAGCAATCCACATTGAAGGTCAAGAAACTTTAGCTTTACCAGAGCATGAAATCAGAACAAAGAAAATAGAATCTCATAAAAGATTTATTTCAAAACATTTGAATCAATTAGCTAAATATGTAGGTGATACTGATGATAGAACTACCAAAACAGATTAATTACGCAGAAGCATACTTAACTTTAAAGTGTGATCTTGGCTGTAGCTATTGCATTAATGATTCTAATGGAGTAAAAAGAAACAGAGATGAGCTTTCTGGAAAAGATTGGATTAAAGGAATAAATAAAATAGCTTTTGAAAAGATGCCCTTGACTTTGGGTGGTGGAGAACCAACACAACATAAAGACTTCTTTGAAATACTTGATGGAGTAAGAGGCCAAACTAATATTGACTTACTTACTAATTTACAATTTGATCCGGATGAATTTGCAAAAAGAACTTCTCCAGATAGATTCACAAGTAAAGAGAATCCAGCATATAAGTCTATAAGAGTTTCATATCATGCAGAAAAAATGAAACCTGATGAAATCGTAGATAAGGTTGCAAGATTACAAGACCATGGATTTAATGTTGGACTTTTTGGACTTAATCATCCACTTAACATTCAAGATAATATTCAGATGTCTGAATTAGCAAGACAGAAGAGTGTTTACTTTTTTATTAAAGATTTCTTAGGAAAATTTGAAGGTCAAAGCTTTGGTTTTTACAAATATCCAAAAGGACTAGATGGAAAATTAAAAACTGCATGGTGTAGAAGTAAAGAATTACTAATTGATCCTGAAAGTGAAATATACAAGTGCCATAGAGATCTATATAAAGCAGAACATCCAAAAGGAAGCTTAGATTCATTTCCAGAATTATACAATTGGGCTGCATGCACAAAATATGGCGAATGCAATCCATGTGATGTTAAACAAAAGACAAATAGATTTTTAGATAAGGGAGGATGTCAAGTAGACATAAAAGAAGCATGAAAGAGATAAAATGGTGGCATACTTTCGACTTTGATGATTTTAAAACAATTGGACTAGATAGCACCCCAACAAAAAGAGATTTCATCGGTTTTCCAGAGGAAATCAAGGGGTCTGTTTTAGATATAGGAGCTTGGGATGGTTACTTTTCTTTCTTAGCAGAAAAGAATGGAGCAAGCAGAGTTTTAGCAGTAGATAGCCCTAAGCACTCATGGAACAAAGAAAAAATAACAGTAGCAGGAGAAGATTTCAAAATGAATGGAAAAGAAGGATTTGAAACTGCAAGAAAAATATTAAACTCAAAAGTAGAAGATCGTGAAATGGAAATAGTCGATATAACTAAAGAAAACGTTGGGACTTTTGACACAGTGCTTTGTTTGGGAATTTTATATCACATGAAGGATCCTTTTCAGATAATTCGTAATTTAGCAGAGGTAACAAACAAAAAATTGATTATTGAAACACATATGGATGGTAATTATTTATCAGCTCCAGCAATGATGTTTTATCCAACTAACGAATTGAACAATGATGATGGAAACTGGTGGGGACCAAACCTCTTATGTTTAGTTAAGATGTTAGAAGTATCAGGATTCAAAAAAATAGAAGTAAATCCAAGTGGTGCTAGAGTAGCCATACATGCTGAAAAATGAAATTAGAAGATAGAGAAAAGATAGTAGATGATTTCCATAAGAGTCATCCTCAAGCAATGAAAGATAATACTCATTGGTTTTTAATGAGAAATGATCACTTAGCTTTACTAGAGATAATTGACAAGTTCCAAATAAAATCTATTTTTGAAATAGGAACATGGGAAGGATTAAGCGCAGGAATAATGTGTAAGATGCCTTCAGTTAAAAGATATGTAGCTTTAGATATTTGCGATGAAAACAATGTAGCTTTCGAACATGTTGTACACCATGTCTCTCCAAAAGAAAGATATGGAAAATACGCAAAAGACTCTAAGAAGTTCTCAATAATCTTTGAAGATAGCAGAAAGTTTGAGCCTAAAGAAGATTTTGATATGGTTTTTGTTGATGCAGACCATTCTTATGAAGGAGTTAAAAATGATACAGAACTTGCCTTTAAAATGAATCCTAGAATAGTTGTTTGGCATGATTATGGAAGCGAACCAGGAGTTATACAATTTATTAACGAATTAAAAGAAGATAAGAAGATCATTGGGTTTTCTGAATCTCTGGTGGTTTACTATGACAACTCCTTGGAATCTAATTAAATTTTGTAATGCAAAAATTATAGCTAAAAAAAGAAAAATGAAAAAACAAAAACACGAAGTAGATAAGGAAAGACGTATGGATGATACAAAACTACCTTGGCATATGGATAGAGTTAAAGAGAGATTTGATAAAGGAAAAAGAGTTCCTCCAATTCATATTGATTGGGGATTAACTAAGTTTTGCAATGTTAAATGTATTTTTTGTTATGGTCAATATCAAGAAATGTCTAAAGATTTAATCAAACGTGATGCTTTACTAAATGCAGTAAAGGAGGCTGGAGAAGCTGGTGTAAGATCAGTAGCATTTATCGGTGACGGAGAACCAACTTGCAATCCAGCATTTTATGATGCTCTTAGAATTGGAAAAGAATCAGGACTTGACTTATCAACTTCCACTAATGGAGCATTATTGACAACTCCAGAAAAGCGAGGAGCAATCTTAGATAATTGTGAATGGATGAGATTCTGTCTTTCTGCAGGAACTCGTGAAGGATATAAACAAATTCATGGAGTAGATAAGTTTGACCAAGTAAAAAAGAATATTGAAGCAATTGTTAAAGAGAGAGACAATAGTGGCTCTAAATGTGATATTGGATTACAATCTGTATTCGTTCCAACTTTAATGGGAAAAGAGATGGTTGAAGAAGCAAAATTAGCTGTTGATTTGGGTGTTGATTACTTTGTGATAAAACAATGTAGCTTACCAGATGATGGAGCTAGTGGGATGATGATGTTTGATTTGAATGATTATGATAAGCCAGAAGTTTTAGATTCACTAAGTTACGCAGAGGCTCTATCGACGGAGAGGACTAAAATAATTCCTAAATGGGGGATGATTGCGCAAAAAGGAGCTAGACCATATGAAGGATGTAAATCTATTCCTTTGATCTCTGAAATCTCTGGAAATGGTGATTGGTACCCATGTGGATATATGTTTGGAGAACATTCTAAGTTTAAAGAAGATTTTAGATTTGGAAACTTACACGAGAAAGGATTTAGAGAAATTTTAGAGTCGGACAGATATTGGAGCATAATAGATAAGATGCATGATTTTGATGTTCAAAAAGATTGTAAAGGGTGTTGTCGTCAAGATAAAACTAATGAGTTCTGTGATAAATATGAAAAAGGAAAGCTTCCAGATGTAGATACAACTTATATGCCTAAAGGAGTGAATTTCATATGAATTTTGATAAAGAAAAAATAGATAGAGAAATTGCTGAAGCTAATTCAATGCAGAAGAAAGGCAATGATGATGTGGCTTCCCCAATAAGTGAATTTATTAAACCAGAAAGTAAATCCAAAGTTAAACTAACTAAAAATGCTAAGGGAATTTATCAATGGGAAATACAAGTAACAATGGATGACGAAATAAAAACTATGGCAGATATTTTAAATGAAATCTATAAAACAGATTCTTTGTTAAGGGAGAAGTTCGGATGAAAATACTATACAAAGGAAATATGTTTAATCCTACTGGGATTGCAACTGTTAATCGTGAGATAGCTAAAGAATTAATTAAGATGGGACACGAAGTTCAATCAACTGATCCATGGCAATCTCAATGGGAATTCAATGAAGGATTAGAACACTTAAACAACTCAATTGATGTTTCAGGTGAAGATGTGGTTACTATCTATGGAGACTATCCTGATAATTGGCAACAAGGATATGGAAAATGTTATGGACACTTTGTTCATGAAGGAACTAGATTACATCCTGGTTGGAGTGAGCTTCTAAATAGAACTGTTGAAAAGATATGGGTTCCAAGCGAAGCAACTAAAAGTTTATTCAAATGGAATGGAGTATTAAAACCAATAGAAGTAATTCCACATGGAACTAACCCAGAAATCTATAAACCAATGGATTTAGAAAAGAAAGATAATTTCACATTCTTATCTCTTAACTCTTGGTCTGGAAAAATAGGAGATCGTAAAGGAACTGATATTTTGATTAAAGCATTTGATGAAGAATTCAAAGATGAAGATGTAATTCTTATGTTGAAAATATCTACTTTCTTCCAGGGGGGAATAGACTATTTGGCAACTATTGAAAACTTACTTGGACATTTTAACAAGAAAATTAAGATTAGCTGTGAGTACATGGAAGAAGAAAGGCTTGCTTATTTGTATAACATGGCTGATTGTTTTGTGTCTCCAACAAGAGGAGAATCTTTTGGACTTACTATCTTAAATGCGAAGGCTTGCGGATTACCAACAATTGTAACAAAAGACATAAACTCTGGACATATGGATTTCTGTAAAGATGACTCTACTTTATTTATTGATGCTCCTGAAATGGAACAAGGAGATAGAAGATATTTCTGTGCAGGAAACATGCAAGCAGTTCCAGACGTTAAGAGTCTGCGTAAGCAATTAAGATACGCATACGAACACAAAGATGATATGTTAGCAAAGGCAAAAAAGAACTCCGAGCATATAAGAAAAGAATATACTTGGTCAAATACGGCAAAAAAGGTACTAAATTTTATAGGTGATACTAATGAAGAAAAAGCTTAAAGTTTTGACTTTCGGAGATAACGCAAAGACCTCTAGTGGATATGGTCAAGTATGGGACAATCTTCTGAAAAGATTTGTTAAGCTAAGACCAGATTGGGAATTCCTTCATGTCGCATGGCAATCAAAAGAAAGACCACATAAGACTGCTGCAGGATATACTAAGTTACCTTCGGGAACAAGACAATATGGTGTTGATATAATTCTTTCAACTATAATGGAGCATAAACCAGATATTGTTTTAGTTCTTGTTGATGTTGGATGGCAATTACCTTGGGTTGAAGCTGTTTTTGAAGCAAGAAGAAAAGGATGGAAAGGAAAATATATCAATTGGACTCCAGTAGATACTCACTCATGGGATTATGAAAGGTGGGACACTATCCTAGATTCTGCTGATTTGTCAGTAGCGATGTCTAAGAAGGGCTTAGAGATGATGAAAGGCAGAGGTCTGAAGAGAATCACTTATATTCCTCATGGAATTGACTTAAAAGAATTTGTCCCACTAAGCAAAGAAGAAAGAGATAAGGCAAGACTTAATCATAATATTAGAGATAAATTCTGTTGTGGATTTGTTGGAAGAAACCAAAGAAGAAAAATGATTCAATACTTACTGAAAGGCTTTGCAAGATTTGCAAAAGGAAAAGAAGATGTTAGACTATTACTTCATACAGATTCTAAACCTCAACAAGAAATGTTAGGATTTGATGTTAATGCTTTGGTTGGAAAATATACCGTTGAATATGATCAAACACTTACAAGTTCGAGAAAGATAATAATGACTAAAGATGATCTTAATTGGTATACGAGACAAAAAGTTTCCCCAAAAGGAATGAACGATATTTATAATCTAATGGACTTATTTTTATATCCAACTGGTGGAGAAGGTTTTGGAATTCCAGGAATTGAATGTCAAGCTAGTGGAGTTCCTTTAATGATGACAAATTATACAACAGGTCCAGAGTTAAGTAATGAAGGAAAACCAATACCTATGATTCCTGTTTTAAAAGACCAATATGGAAATGATGTTGTTGAGATAGGACAGAATGGGGTTGAAAATGCAGTTCCAGATGATGAGGCCATGGCCAAACTACTAGAAGATATTTACAAGAAATGGCATAAAGATAAATTAGTAAAAGAAAGAAAGCAAGCTAGAACATTTGCAGAAGGATATAACTATGATGACATTGCATTAACTTGGTTACAACAAATTGAAATTCAAGCTGAAAATTTATAATGAAACATGAGAACAATAACCCAGATACTAGAAAATACAAAATATAAGAATACACAGTGGGAACTCTTTCTAACAGAATGCATGATGGATTATTGTTATTTTGCAGAGCATGTTCTTGGATTTGAAATTGCAGATTATCACAAAGAATGGTATGAGTTGGCTGAAAAATATAACAGACTAGGAATTGAAGCTTTCAGAGGTTCTGGCAAGACCAATTGGTTTGCAGGATATTATGTTTGGAAAGCAATCTTTAGTGAAGGAAAGAATTTCTTAATCACATCACTTAATCTTGAGCTTAGCAAATTAGTTTTGAAAATCATAAGGGTGATGATTGAAGATAACGAATACCTTACTGCGTTTGTTCCAGAGAGTAAAAAAGAAAGTTGGAAAGCAACTGAATTAACATTGAGAACAAAAGCAACATTTTATTGTAAAACATATGGTGAGGGTATAAGAGGATTAAGAATTGATTATTGTCTTTGTGATGAGGTTGGTTCCTATGAAGATAAATCTATTTATTGGCAAGTAGTTAGTCCAGTTGTTCAGCTTAACATGGGAAGAATAATTGCAATTGGAACTCCTAAGAGTATGATAGATTTACTTAGCGAATTAAAAGAAAACGATGAATACTACTTTGATTCCTATCCTGCAGAGAAGCAAGGAAAACCTTTATGGCCACAAAAATATACAACTCGTAAAGAAGATATGATTGGAAAGAGAAGTCTTTATTTAGTTAGAAGAGAACTTGGTGAATTGTCTTATCAACAAGAGTTTTTGTTAATTCCAATTAGTTCTGCAAATAGTTTATTTCCTGTAGAGCTTACAAGTAAAGCCCTCACTAATGATTGTTTTATGCCATTTGGAAAAGCACACAATCAATACTTCATAGGATATGATATTGCAATTTCTCCTAAAGGAGATTATACGGTGATGACTGTCCTCCAGGTAAATAATGATGGCAAAAAATTAGTCTATGCAGAAAGGTTTAGAGATACTTTCCCTGCACAAAAAGAAATGTTAAGAAAATTAGTTGATATGTTTAGACCAGTAAAAATAGTAATTGATGCAACTGGACTTGGAGATCAACAAGCTCATGAATTAGAATCAGAAATCTCTGGAGTAATTCCTTTAAAGATTACTTATGAAGAAAAGTACAAAATGCTTTTGGATCTAAGAACTGAATTTGAGAGGTTTAATATCTCGCTTCCAAATAATAAGGATGATCCTGCATATGCTTTTACTCAACAACTTGTTGCAGAGTTAACAGAGTTTAATTTGAAAATAGATTTGAGAGCTGGACAAACAACAAGACCAAAATTCCACTCCGGGAAGTATGACGATTGTGTTCTGAGTTTGGCGTTAGCAAACAAAGCATCAGAACAACTTTATGGAGAAGTATCATTCAAAGGGTTTGATGACTGATTCCTTTTGAAAAAATCTTTCTTAATTATCTTCATAGTCAAGTAGCCATTATTAGCTTTTAGACTTCCATCATTATGTCTTACAATAATGTTCTTATAAAACTCTTCCATCAATCTTCCCTTGATTATATTTGTATCTCTACAGAATTTCCTGAAGTCTTTGCAGATTGCTTCATTCATCTTTAGAGTTTCCATGATGTCTAAAGGATAATTGTATGCTCCTATCTTTACACCCATTTTAAATAAAAAGATAATAATGTTTAAATAATTTGTTATTTTAGTAAAATTAGGAAAAAATGGCTAAAAAAGTTAAAAAAATCCAAAAAGCTGCAAGTATCAGAGGTTTCGAACCAGAGCATGTTCCACATTCAGAATGGATGGGACAAAACAAAGAGAACTTTACTTCTACAAGGAATACAAATATTGATACTCTATACAATACAGTTAGGCATTCTCCAGAAGTTGTTGCTTGCTTTAGTGCGATAGTTGAAGATATTATGGCTGATGGATGGAAGTTCTTTTCAAGTACAAAGAAACATATCAAAGGTGCGAAAGCATTCGAAATCCAATCAAAGTATAAAAGTAAATTAGTAAGTGCATTATGGGATTTGTTGATTACAGGGAATGCTTATATTCTTAAACTAGGAATTGATGCAGATAACTTAAAGAGTATTATTGTAACCCTTAATAAAAATTTAAGGAAAGAAATGGGAATCGAAATAAGCGATGAAGAAATCTATGAGTTAGTTGACCAAGAAGATATAGAAATTCCAAAAGACTTACAAGTTTTAAAATCAAGCACAGTGGATATTAACTATGATGATACTGGTGAAATCCAGAACTTCAAACAAAATGTAAATGGAAAGAAAAGAGTTTTTCGTCCAAGAGATATTATTCATTTGACTACTATAAAACTAGGTGGACAGCCTTATGGATTCACTTCACTAGAGCCATTGCTTTCAGATATTGGAACTCTAATTTTTGCTAAAGAATTTGCTGGAAAATACTTCGAGAACGATGGTACTCCAAACTTAATGATTAACTTACCTAATGCAACACCTAATGATAGACAATATTCTTTGCTTAAAAAAGAGATCAAAGAGCTTAGAAAGTCTGCAAATAAATATAGAACTCTAGTTACTACTGGTCCAGTTGTTATTGATAAGATTTCAAAGTTTGATAGAGACTTAGAATTCTACAACTTGATTAAACACTTCACACAAATAATCTTAATGACACTAGGAGTTCCTGCTCATAGAGTTAACTGGACTGTTGATGTTAAGAACAGTGGTGGAGAAGTTGGAAAGATTGAAGCTGGATATTACAAGAAGATTCAGTTCATGCAACTTATGTTTGAATCTGAATTAAACGCAGACCTTTGGTCAATATTCAAAACAGAAATGAAATTCAATAAGTCTTATAAGATTGATGAAATAAGAGAAGCTGAAGTAATTAGAATACTATCTGAAATAGGAGCAATCACCCTTGAAGAGGCTAGAGAGAAAATAGGTATGGAAGCAACTATTCCAGAGGGAACTATGCCAACTTCAATAGGAAGTGATAAAGGAATAGATATGACTGCTGATAAAAAAAGAGAAGCTGGAACTGATAAGCCAAAAGAATCAAAGGTAGATAATAAAGTAAAACAAATAAACAAAGACATAGGTGATTGTCTAATTGTGGATTTTCCTAAGTTCAAACTATTCGTTGAAAATACAGTAGGGATAGATAAATTTACTGATGCAAAGGTATTGTATATTGAAACTACTAAAGATTTCATTCTTTTGTTTGACGATGGCCAATGGAAATATAAAACTGTCATACCAAAAAGCACAATAGATGTTGAACAATTTAAAGTAGAAACCCTTAGAAATGCAATGGAAGTAGGGATTTAATTTTAAATAAAAAAATAGCAATGAATATAACATCTTCTTTCTTTAGAGAAGTAACAAGATGGAAGAAACTAATAACTTTTCGTTTAAAGTACCAGTTGTAAAGCACTGGGAAGAAGAAGTAGTTATTGGTAAATCAATTCTAGGAAAAAAGAAACAAACTCAAAGATTTATTAAAGTTGCTGTGACTGGACTTAAAGAGGACAGGGACGGTGAAATGATGAGCCAAGAAGCAATAAACGATATGGTTATGCAATTTAAAGCTGGCACAATTCCATTCTTTCCAGATCATGGAAGAGATCCATCTACTGGTGCAATGGGAGTTTATTCCTGGAAACAAATGATGGGAGTTTGGATTGATGCGGAGCAAATAGGAGATGAAGTATTTTCAACATTAAGAATAAACAAATCACATCCAGATGCAGAGTTGCTTTGGAAATACATAGATGAAGGAATGCCACTAGGATTCTCAATTGGTGGAAGGCCTACTGAAAGTCCAAAGACAATGGAAATAGAAAATGATACTAAACCTGAATTAACAAAAAATGAAAAAGAATAAGAAAAAAGTAAGAGTGTGGGGAAAGATTAAACTGTTCGAAACTTCAGTAGTTGGAGTTCCAGCATATCCTAACGCGCACATGTCAACTTCATGCTCGCTTATTAAAGCATTAACAAACCACAGCCTAGCTGGTGATGAGCAATTAAATGGAAAAAACTCTCAAGAAATGGAAACTGAAGAAACTAAAGAAGTTGAAACTGAAGAAACTAAAGAAGAAGAAGTTGTAGAAGAAACTAAAGAAGAAGTTGTAGAAGAATCTACTGAAGAAGAACCTGCAAAAGAATCTACTGAAGAAGCTCCAGCAGAGACTGAAAAAAGCATTTCAACTTCTATTGCGAAAGCAATAAAAGAAGGATTAGCTAAAGGTTTTAAAGATTTGCAGAAGGAGAGAGGTCTAGTTTCAAAGGATAATTCACAAAAGAAAGCAGAGGATACTGTAAAAAGTATGTCTGCTGGTCAACTTTTAGTTGATGGTGGATTGTTCAAGAAAGAATAATAAAATGTCTGACATTAATAAAGCCTTAAACGAGGCAACAAGTAGTGCAGGTGGGTACTTAGTACCAGATGAATTTTCTAACCGAATGCTAGCACTGATACAGGCAAAGTCTGTAACAATGCAAGATTTAGACGTTAGACAAATGATTTCTGATGTTCAATATATTCCTAAGAAAACTGACGGTAACACAGCTTACTGGGTAGCAGAACAAGGAACAATTACAGCATCTGACGCCGCATTCGGCAGAATTACTCTTACAGCTAAGAAAGTTGCTGCTTTACAAGAAGCATCATCTGAAGTACTGGAAGATAACAATGTTGCACTTGCTAATTCGTTTGTGGATCAAATGACTACAGATATTTCTCTCGCAATAGACGGGGAAATTTATACTGGAACTGGAGGAACTTTCGAAGGTTATAATTATACAGGTTCATTCACTAATGCGGTAGACGCAATTGGTGGAGCAGCTGCAACAGCAGCGGCAGGAACTGCATCGACTGTGACTGGTACAGGAATTGCATTGAACGGAATTGTTCAAGCAGTTACTGAAGTCTTAAAAGACAACCATCAACAGCCTGACGTGTCTTACTGGAATCCTAGAACTATTGGCTCACTAATGAAGCTAACAGATGGAAACGGTAGACCAATGCTTAATCAAGAAACCTATGGAAGTCCATTGATAAGAGAAGGTGTTATGTATACTCTATACGGAACAAAAGTTAGAGATTCAACACAAGTACCTGTAAATTTAGTTTACGGTTCAACTTCAGCTTTATCAGCCTCTTCAGACGCATTCGTTGGAAAAAGTAAGATGACTGGAATATTAGGTCAACGTAGAGGATTCATCTGGAAAACAGATTATGTAATCGCTACTGACAAATATCAGTATCAAACTACAGCAAGAATGGCGTTTAGTATTAAATATCCCGAAGCTTATTGTATGATCAGAGGAATAACTGATTAAGCCAACCCCAATTTTTATTTTTTTTCCTTTATTTTATTTTCAATAGAACATGACATACATAGATGCATCCACACTTTGGAAAAGTTTAGGCAAAGATGCCTATACGAAAGTTCGAGCCGAGGCTGTAGGAACCTTAGATGGTTCAACAACTACATGGGCATTAGACCAAGATAGTCTAGTTAATTCTACATTTACATTATACACCGATGGAAGTTCAGTAAGTACTGGTTCTTATTCTATTAATTTAGATGATGGGACTGTTACAGGATTTGCTGGTACTTCTGGAAATGCATTAACTGCTGACTATGACTATTCAGATATTGAAGATTCTTATATCCAGGATCTTCTAACTTCAACTGATGATTATATTGAAGAAAAAACAGGAAGAGTTTATTCCTTGCAAACTGGAAATATAGAATATCTAAATGTTGATCCAGAAGAGAAAACTTTCTTTGTTCAAAAATATCCTGTTACTGCTTTAACTACTGTTGAAGTAAATACTTCTAGCTCACTAACAGATACTCCTAGTTGGTCTACAAGTGTTTCTGGAATTGGAAATGATTACATTTCAAATACTGACGATTTACTAATTGGAAGAATAAGATTTATTGACAACTATCCTGAAAAAGGAAATGATAGAATAAAGGTTACTTACAATGCTGGATTTGCAACAACTCCTGGAAGAGTAAAAGAATTAGCAATCCTAGTTTCAACTCAACAATTGATGAACTCATCAATATACAAATCAATCTTTAAAGGAAAGGATAACTTTACTCCAGTGAAGCTGGATGCAATATCCAAAAGAATTGATGACCTGATAAACATGTTGACTAAGAATCAAATAAGTTTATCATAATCACGAAGTGAAATAAAATGACAACAATAACAAACACAAACTTGTATAGCGCAGCGTACTCGGCAATAGAGACTTTTCTAAAAGAAAGTGTTACTGATCCTAGAAGTAGATTTAAAGGTAATTGGGTTCATGCAAGTATGCCTAATGTAAATGATGCTGGATTTGATGGTTATCCCTTTATGGTTCTACAAATAGATATTAACGAGGCTGAAAAAACCTTTGATGTTGATACAAGTGAAAAATCTTTTAGAGTTAGAATTGCAATTTATTCAAAAGATGCAAGCGATATAGATTCCATGTCTGATGAAATTGTTGGAAACTTTAAAGATGAAACTAAACTAACTGACTTCAAGGCAAGAGCAATAGACAGCTCTCCGATTAACTGGGACCTTGATATGAACGGACAAAAGATTCTGTTTAGAACAATAGGATTTATCCTAAGGAGTAGAATATAATGTTTCAAGTACAAGTAACCGGATTAAAAGAAACAGAGAAGTATTTAGCAAATCTCACAAGGTCAATAAGACCAATCATAGTAACATCACTAGGAGATGCACAATTAAGAATAATGAATATATTGAGAAATGATTTTCCAGACTTAACATTCACTTCACAATTATATCCTGAACAAATGGAACTATGGATTTTTACAGAAGGAATAGTAATCTGTAAAGCTACTGGAAAAAGAATGGCTGTTAAAACTGAAAGGGAAGTTGGTCGTGAAAGAGGAGCTGGAACAACTCCATTTAGAAAAGACTTTATATTAGAAGAACTCTCTGAAAAACTAGGAAGAGACACTGCAATGCTTATTCGTGAAAGGATAAATGAGGTTTTGAAATGAAATTTAAACTAATGGAGGTAAAAAATAATGGCATTAACTAATAATAAAGCATGGTATGATAAAGCGTTTGTATCTGTGACTAAAAAAGATTCTGGTACTGAAGTTCAATTAAGAACTAAGACTACATCTTTGAATGTTACTGGTGGAAATTTTGATATTGAAGGTTTAGAAACTTTTGGCGGAAAAGTTAAGAGAGTTGGTTCAAGAGAGGATCTTGAAGTTTCTTTTGATGGGATTCCTACAAGTTTGCAAGACTTTGATTGGATTTTCCATGGAACATCAGAAACAGGCACAAGCATTACATCATCAAGCGTAGAACAGTATAGAGTTTCTATGTTGTGGACAGATCAAGCAGGAGTTACATCAGCTACACAAGCGATTAACACTGCATCAGAAGCATACAGAGAAATGTACGCAAATGCAAACCTTATTTCATTAGAGAAATCTATGAACGCAGGAGAGCATTTAACTTCAACTATGAGATTTAAATTAACATTTGAAGATTCAGATGGAGCAGTAAATTTCAAGAAGGAAATGTGTACTACTGGAAGCGCTTTGACTACAGCTTCAAACTACACTGGTTCAACTAAATTTTAATAATTAAAATGGAATTTGTTAAAGAAATAAAAGAGATGACGAGAACAAGCTTTAAGGTATCAGCGATACCAATCAAGCACTTTAACGAATTTAAGAACTACTGTGAAGATTTTGGAGATGTATACTGGGTTGGGATTGTGCAGCTCATGAAACAAAAAAAGAAACTTGAGAACACAACCCAACTCATATCCCATTTGCAAGCGCAAATAGATTCACTTCAACATCAATTAAATAAGATGGAGGTAAAAAATGAGTGATTTGAAAACGCTTGAAGGAAAATCCAAGACTATTAAGTTAGGAGAATTGGAAGTGGAAATCAAACCAAGAGGACTTGAAGATTTCGATTTGTTGCTGAACCTCTCTGATCCAGAGAAAAAAGCAGAAACAATAAAGGAATTATTAAGAAGAACCTTGAAAGATGCATTCCCAGATTCAACTGACGAAGAAATAGCTAGTATAGATCCAAAATATTTGGATGAACTATCTATGGAAATCCTTAGAGTAAATGGAGCAATCAAACAAGATGAGTGATTTTGTTGGTAAGATAAAGTCAATCCAGAATAGTCAAGCACCATCAGACCAGTTTGTTAACCTTGTTTTAACTCTGATGTGTGTGGCTAATCAACAATACAGCGAGATATTGAAGATGCCAATTCCTTTGGCACTAAAGCTGTACGATAAAATAATGAAGGAACAAACTAAAAAGAAAAAATAAAATGGCAAAACAAGATATAGTAATAACAATAAAAGCAATAAATGAAGCATCAGGCATTATTGATAATGTCTCAAAGAGTTTAGATAATTTGAATTCCGGACAAGTTTCTAAATTTAACACCTCAATGAAGGGAACTCTCTCAAATCTTTCTGCAACATTTACACCAGCAAACGAAGCAGTAATGGGCCTTGATGAATCTTTGAAAACTGGTGGAATATCTATGAAGGAGTTCAACAAATTCTCTAAAGAAAATTTCTTAACAAATCAAGAAGGAGCTGGAATGATGAATAAATTAACTGGTCAAACAATGACTTATGGCGAAGCAACTCAAAAAGCAGTAACTCAAGGTCGTAGATTCAAAATGCAATGGCTAGGAATAATGTTTACAGGTATGGCCATAAATAGAGTATTTGGTGGAATGGTTAAAAAGCAATTGGATTTATTTGGTGTAACAGAGTTATATTCTGATGCTATTTCTTTAGTAATGATGCCAGCAATATTGAATATACTTCCAGCATTATTTGAATTTGCTGATACTCTAATGAATCTTCCTGATAGTGTTAAAACTGTCTTAGGCTTTGAGATGATTGGACTTGCAGGATTAGGCGGAGCAATGTTAATAGGTGGTCAAGCTGGATTAGCTGTTCAAGCCTTAAAGGGTTTTGGAGTTTCTGAATCTGCTATGAAAATAATTGGAAAAGGAATTGGTATTGCAGTGGGATTGTCTATCTCCTTTATTGGGCTTACTATGCTTTGGGAAGCAAATAAAAGTGGGAATCTTAAAGATGCGCTTATGGGTGGGCTTGCAACGGCTATAGGCTTTGGAACATTAGGATTTATGGCAGGAGGAGCTGCAGGAGGAGCTGCAGGATTAGTTCTTGGAGTAACTATTGGATTAGCTATTACATATAATATTTTAAGTGAAGAGTTTATTGATTCTGCATCATCTGCTCAACAATACATGGATGATACTGTTTCACAATATGCCTCATCAAATGCTGATGTTGGAACTCAATTTGGAACAAGGGGAGCAAAGTCAGGTTTAGGAGTTCCAGAAGATGTTCGTGCAATGGGAATAAATGCTCCAGAAGGACAAAGTGTTGCTATGAAGGTAGATAATTCTCCAGTATATAATATTCAAGTTAGCGATACTCAAGAATTACAAAGAGAATTTGAATCTCATGATAGAAGTTTAATGGATGAAATAAAAAGTATGATTTCAATAATAACAGGATAATGACAAACATAACAATTTCAAAAGGAAGTATTACTGTAACACTACAGACTACTGAAGTTAATGAAGATTACGGAAATTCTTTTAGATTGATCCCGATGGCTCAACCTTCACAGAATCAAACAGGGGGTCCTAAAGACCAATTAGTTTCAGATTTATTGAAGATAACAAATACCTATCAGATAAGAGGACACCTTACTAAAACTGATACTAAGACTGCAAAAGAAATTAAAGATGAATTAAAATCAATCTTCAATGGAGCAAATATTGCTGGAGGAGCTGCAACTATAGTTTATGATGGAGATACACTTGAAGGATTTTTACAAAAACTATTGATTACAAAAGATGCTGCTCAAGCTAATGCTCCAGATCAAAGTGGAGTAGTTAGATATAATGTGCAGATTACTTTCGTTGAAGGAAAGGCGGTGGGAGCATAATGAAAAAGATAATCCTTAGTGCTTTTCTTATCCTGGTAATTCTAACATCTTCTTACTATTTGGTAATGCCAGATAAAGTTAGAATAGATGTAGAGAATACTAGAACTCAATATTCTGTATGGGAAAACGAAGGATGGACTTTGGCTGCAACTGAATATGTTAACTTATATGATGGAACAACTAAAATGCGTGCGAGTTCAAGAGAACTCAATTATTCAACAGAAGGAAATATAACAAAAGTAACAAGGACTTCTAATTGGAAAGAGGATATAACAACAATCCAAACATATACTTTTGATTCAAGTGTTGAAGATGTAGAAAGAGTTCCAGTAGAAAATGATTTTCAATGTATCAATTGTGAAGG